AAGGACGGCAAGGAATTGCTAGTGATCCCTATGCGGATCGATGGGCGGATAGTCGGAGTGCAACTCATCGATGACGAGGGGAATAAGAAGTTCCTCCATGGTCAGACTACCAAAGGCGCATCCTTCTGTATGAATGCAAAAGGTATCCCGATGTTTTGCGAGGGTTACGCGACCGCCTTGTCCATTAGGGAATGCATGAAAGCCAGCAATATCAAATACGCTATCTATGTGTGCTTTAGTGCAAGCAACATGAAGCACATAGCGAGGACAGTCGGGGGTGGGTTCATCGTTGCCGATAATGATCCCAACTGTATCGGGGAAAAAACCGCCAAGGAAACAGGTAAGCCTTATTGGTTGTCCGAAACAGTCGGGGATGATTTCAATGATTTTCATCAGAGGCTGGGTACATTTCGTGCATCTCAGAGTCTAAAAAAAGCGCTACTCTCTGCGGGAACTTTGATAAAGTAGCAAGATTAGCCTCAATCTGAGTGCTAAAACTATTACCTACTAATCGCTGGAATCGTGCCTCAATCTGCCTCACTCTCTCCCGCGTAAGTCCAAATAGTTTCCCGCATTCATCCAGCGTATGACCATTGGATCGGTGGGTAAGCATCTGCCAGTATCGATCCTTTAAGTCTGTCGATTTATGCCTAGAGTACAGGACATCAAACTCCTCCCGCGTAGGGAAACTTACCAGCAGATAAGGGGTAGCCTCATGCTGGGTGCTATTTCTAATGGGGACTCTGCCCCGTCCATCTTTAAGATTCATTAGGATCTACCTCATCAGTATCGTAAATTTCATATTCCCAAACATCCACTTTACTAGGATCGGCCAAATCCATGCCGTATTCTTCGGGATCTTCCCCGTTCGGGCAATCGACCTCGACATACTGGCGGCCTGTTATTTGTATATACATACCGTACCTTCTCATACTGCCTCCCTTTCTTTGACAATCTCATCAATCCAGTAATCGATTACATCCCAGTTAATACCAATATTACAGTCGTGCTTACGCATAACCATGGCCAGTACATCGCGGCATTCTTCCTCGGTTAGGATTTCGCCTTGGCTCTCTGCTTGGCCTGCGACATCATCTATATGCCACCACTCCGCTACCCAGTCAGGATTAAATGCCCGCTTTACTGCCATCTCTGCCTCGGCCACCGATCTGCCATTAGGTATATCTACTTCAATCATCATCTTCATAATTCAATCTCCTGATTTTCCATATCAAAACGGCAAAAATCACCTACTCCGGCCTCATAAGCGGCCGTGTAGTAAACCCGTACGGGATCAGCCGGATCGTAGGGATTGTCCTCAACTCCCTCATGTCTGCCATCCCAATATCCTTTAGCGTAGGCCAGCATTTCATCAGTAATTTTCATACTTCCTCCGGTGTGCAATGTACCAATTGAAAATCAAAAGCATCTACATCCCCGTATTTAACGCAAATTTCTAGGTACTTCATCAGCGCATCGTAGGCCTGTTCTTCTGATTCGCAATTGTGAAAAGTATCTTTAAAACTTACTTTATATGTTTTCATACTTCCTCCGCGACATAAACTTCTTCATAGATTGATTTGATAACTTCATCTTCATGCTGTTCATTACAGTATTCAATTACATCCTCAACTGTAAATTGGCCTACATGGATTGTTCTACCGGAAACAAATTCCACCATGTAAACATTTTCAAAATCAGAGTCATAACTCATTTTCTTCCTCCTCGTCCTCGTAAATAAAATATGGGTATTCCTCGTACTCTTGTTCGCATGGGTTATGGGTAATAAAGTAGTTAATCCTATTGACTAGGTGATACCCGCTTGCGATATATAGATTTCCGTCATCGCCATCTACCAAAGTCCAAATCCTTTTGGGTTCGGTATATGCTATTTTCAATACATAATCCAGTTCTTCCCCGTAGGTTTCAAACTTGTCATCAATGCCGCCGGAGAATGGATTGCTCATCACTTCATACTTTAAGCACCACTCGTTAAATTTATCTTCCCAATTAGACATTTTCAATCTCCTTTATAAAGTCCACTTCGTAAATCTTCCATTCGCCTGTGCCATCCAGTTCAGCAAAATCGCCACCGTCTAAGTCCTTGGCATAAGCCCATTCATCCTCATCGTCCTCGATCTCAAACTCGCAAACCAAGTCAATGCTCATCGTTGCGTATGCTCTATATCGTTTCATTTGCTTGTTCCTTGTAAAAGTAAATTTGCTTTGTTTCCGGTGTCCAATTACGATCAGCCCATACTTTGCCGTTGAAGGACATATAACCCACTACTTCACCATTCACCAGCAATGGCGGGTCTTGCCAATTACCCCCGCCAATACCGTTGTCTGACATCCACTCGCGCACCAGCGTTTTAAGTTCATCATAGGTTTTTGCCTTGATCTTCTTAACTCGTACCCCGTAAGGGGGTTTGCGTGGGTCTTGTCCAAAGTCGGGATTGCCGCATACTTCTGTCTTAATTTCGTACATTTTTAGCCTCATGCTTAGTGGTTAATCCCATGCCGTTATCTTCGTCTGTTCCAAAATCAAACAGAACTAAATCCTTTAATTCTTGCGCCTCTTGGTAGGTATCAAATAGATTATTTCCATCTGAATCCGTCAGATAGTCATCGTCTATCTTGTCGTAGGCCATATAGCCGTCAGGGGTTTTCATTATTTCAATGTCATAAAGTTTCATCTTTTAGCCTCATGCTTAGTGGTTAATAATTTGATGGTCGCGGGTCTGCCACTTAGGAATCCGGCACTTTGTACCGTTGGGCGCATAGAAAAAGGTTTTTCTACCGTCTTTTGCAAGGGTAAAAGTGTCTGCTTTAAACGATCTGAAATCCAATTCCCGCGCAAACTTAACCAGCGCGCCGGATGGAATGGCCTCATGCTTAGTGCTTAAATTTTCTCTGCACCGGTCGCGCCATTGTTTAGCGTTGTCGTTGAATGGTTTGCCTAGTTGATCGAGCCGGTCAAGTAATTTTCTTGGCGCATCAAAGTAATAGGGCAAAGCCGATTCGCCCATATCCTTGTAAGCCCACTCATCTTTACGGCAAGATATTAAAATGACAATGGCCTCATGCTTAGTGCTATTGCCCTCATTCCACCAATAAATCCCGTAGGCGGTTGATCCCTTAATGGATAAATCAGATAAATGGGAATGTTCACCCTTAAACTGATCTTCCAGCCACTTCTTTTTATCCCCGTCATAGCGGGGGCTCATGCCTGTCCAGCCCATAATAATCTCCTAGCAGTTGATTTGACTAAGACAATCTCTCGATTGTTTCGGCTATATCTAAGCCATCATCAGTTAGCCTCGTTATTGGTAAATTTTGCATAAAACAGAATCGTATAAATTAAGCAATTCAATGGCGGATAAGTCCTTAATAAACTCATGCCCCGTCTTTTTAACTTGTAAATTGATGTAATCTTGCAAATCGTAGTCATTCCCGATCAATTCCAATCGAGTTAAAATCAAGCCTCTTTCATTGTTCATCTTTTAGCCTCTTACTCTGTGCTGGTTGTGGTCGCTAATTGCTCGGTGATAAAGTCCACCATGCTTTGAGCGTCAAATTCATTGATAAGCCATACGGCATCAAGTTGCATATCTTGGGCGGTACAGTCTGCCGCCTCAAAATCCCCATGATCACCTAGGTTATATAAAAGCCCATCATTGTTAAGTGCAAAGTAAATCATTTTTTTAGCCTCGTTCTTAGTGGTTAATCTTCGGGTTGTTCATCGGGTCTATAACCGATGTCATAAAATCCGCGATCTTCGGCCGGTACTATTACAATTTGGCCGTTTTCATCTCTAAATTCATGCCCGTAATCGTCAAGGGCTATCCCTTGGCGGTCTATATATCTGAATTCCATAGTTATGCCCCTTATATTTCAAAATCAGCGTAAGTATTAAACGCATGATCGCGCACAGAATAACCAGTCACAAGCGGGTTTCCCTCGCGGGTTGCTAGTGTTTCCATCAGTTCTAGCGCGCCTTCCTTGTCGGCAAATTGCGCGATTACCTCGCTTTTTTGGTTGGTGTTGCGGTATAGGTAATAGATCATTCAAACCCCCCTTTCCCTCAAAATTAAATAGTGAAGCAAAATCGTTGATTTTTTCATGTAAATATTTGGCCTGTTTGCGCTGGCCTTAATCCACCAAGTAGGTTGATTTTTTAATGCGTTGTATATTGTTCTGCGTTTCATTTAAGCCCCTTATAAAGTGCGATAAACTCCGCCACTTGTTGCGCTGATAGAATCCCGCGCGCATAGGCGCGGGCTAGTGTGTAATGTGTCCAATTGTGGCCGGTCATGCTATCCCCTCTAGGTTGTCAAAATATTCTTGCGGTTTGGTAACTGCACAATGCGCCCATTTATTTATGTGGCGGGTTGTGGTCTTACTCCATTTTTTTTCGGTTTTGTAGAATTGCCCGTTTTCCCAACTTGCAACCGGTGTGCAATAACTAAATAAGACCTTTACCCCGTTGTGAAGGGTAATTTCTGCCATATTGGCCTGTATAGGGTTGTATTTCATGCTATCGCCTCGCGCTGGTTGTGTTGGTTTAATTGGTCTTGAATGTTTGCGGGTAATGGGTCATTAAGCCATTTTTCCCCTTTCCACTCATGCGCCATCGTTTTGCCGTAAATGAAGGCTATATCTTCCAAGCTAGTGCCAAGGCCACCATCTAGAGCCCATCGCGTGGCCTTTGAATAGAATAGGTTGATGGCCTGTTCTTTTGACATTCCGGCGCGGATAAACCCGTTAATTAAGGCATTGCCGATAATGTGCGCTGGCCTGTCGAAACTGTAAGCACCTTCTAAAATGCCCTGCGCGGTAAAATCTTCGTGTCCTGATCTCATGCCATAGCCTCGCTTTCTGTTAATTGAGCGCAAATAGAGCGCGCCTCGCTCGCCTCGCGGTCTGCTTTGCGGGCTATATCTTCCAATTTCTGCGCGTAGTGTGCGGTCAAATCAAATTGATCTAGGAAGGCATAACCCGCTTTTCGCGCCTGATCGCTGGTTTTTACTGCATCGCTAAACTCTTGCCGGCCGATTTCTTGGCCAAATATATCGAATAGGTGAAACCGGAAACCGCGTTTTGTCTTTTGCATATCCAAAAATGACGATTCAACGATAAAAAACAATAACCCGCTACAAGTGTGGTGTGCGCTATTGATACGCGCGCCAAAATATTTCAATGCGCTATCGGTCGCAAAATAGGATCGCCCCTCTAGATTTTCTTGCGCGTTAATTTTTGCGTAACTTGATTTATTTTCGTAAAGCGCCGGCAATCCGGAATTACGAATAATTTTGGCCAAATCGTTGTTTTCCATGATCTAAACCCCCAAAAGGTTAAAAAGTTGATAAGCAAGATAAAAGCCCATAAAAGCAATGCAAGCGATTAGGGCAATATTGAAAAGGTAATCAAAGCGTGGAAACATAAAAACCCCTTTATATGGTGGTGGTCTGTTTTACTTCAAAAATAAAGCCCAAGGCTTTAGCGTGTCGAATTGTTGGCTCTGTAAGCGTTTTAGTCCCAGCGATACGGGCAAGATATAGCGCGGTATCGTTTACCGGATAAATGGTTTTATTCCCGTAAACTTCGCGAATTTCTACTATTGCGGTATTGTTCATTTTTAAGTAAGGCCTATTTCTAGGCCTTTTCCCTTTCACTCGTCAAAATTATCTAGGTCGTCAATACTGCCTTCGTAGTCGGCCAGCATAGACAAAAGGCCGTCATAATCTTCACTCTCACCTAGTAAGTCGGCCAGCATAAATACATCGGCGCGAGCAATTCCGTAATCATCTGCAAGGCCTGATAAATATTCTTTGCGTGTCATACAGTTTCCCCTCTTAATTGTTGGATAATTTTCGCGCTTGGTCGGTCTATTACTTTCGCGCTTAACTCATGCCCATAAGCAAAGGGCAATTGCAAGGCCAGCATTTCCTTGGCTACTTCATCGGTCAAATTAAAGCCATCTTCAATCCATGTAGGATCTACTGAAAACCTAACAGTCCATTCTAATTTCATGATCTAATCCTTATATCTAAAGGGTTTGCGGTCAATATATAATAGGTGAAAATGCTATAAATCACCTACTATATGATCATGATTTTATGCGCTTGCACTTGCTTGTCAAGTGTTTTGTGAAAATAATTACTAGGTACTTTCCCTAATAGGTAATAAACCCTTATAGAATCAGGGCGCGCGGGTTGTTGCGTATCTGCACAAGGGCATAAAAGGCGGGGATTGTTGGCCGGCTTATGGTATCGGCCGGAATGGATCGCGCGGGGGAATCCCGAAGGGAAACAGGCTAAAGGGTTAAACCATACAAGGGATAGATACCATAGATAGATGAGTAAACCATAGAGGGGATAGAACCCTTTACCATCTCCCTAAAACTGTCCTATACTCCAATTTAGCCAATACCTAACTTATACCCATGATGACTAAAGCACCTAAACCCATCAAGATCACCCGCCAAGCGATCAGGGAAACATTAAAGCAAACCCCTATCGATCAAATATTAGTAGGCGCGCACAATGTCGAAAAAGTAAACCTCACCAAGAAACAAAAGGATTTCGCGCGTAAGGTTGCCGAGGGTAAACCGAAGGCGCAAGCGTACCGAGAGGCCTACGATTCACAGGCCAAACCCGCCACACAATCGAATGAAGGCCACAAGTTAATGAAAAACCCCGCAATATCCGCGATGATCGAGGCCTTTACCTTGGCGAATGAGGCGAGGGAATATCTTATCCCCGCTCAAATAAGGACAATGGCTATACAAAATCTAGTATCTATTGCGATAAATGAGGAGGAAAAGACCAGCAATAAGCTGAAAGCGCTGGAACTAATCGGGAAAATGTCTGAGGTGTCATTATTTGCGGAAACAAAAACCCATGTTCACCTTCATTCAAGCGAAGATATACGCGGGCAATTGCTGGCAGGACTGCGCCAAGCGTTCACTAATAGCCGCGGCCTAAATGATTTGGCCAAGCGCAAGGCGGAATCCCTGCTCATAGAGTTAAGCGAGGCGCG